ATTTTCATTCATAACATGAATTATTTCGTGTGGTTCAAATTGAATTGCTTCGTGCTTACGAGTTTGTTTACCTCTTCCAAACCCGTAGTAATCACTTTGTTGTTGATTTGATACGATATAATTATAATGAGATACAAAAGTACGTTCATCAGGAACTACTTCAACATCATTTGCAGGAAGAAGATATAAATCTGTTCCATCATAATAGAAAAAAGCATTACCATCTAAATGAAAATCTAAAAATGCACGCCTAAAGAATCTTGAACGGTCTTCAAAAGGGTTTGGTTTTAGATTTAAAATCTTATTAACCTTTTTTGCCGCTCCTCCATCTACAATAAGAGGTATTTCATTCATAGCATTAATATTCATCTCTACTGCACGATGAACAACCTCAATCTCACGATAAGCTTGTTCAAAGTCTACAATAGTTTCGGGAAGCGCAAAAGGTTCTAAAGATGAGATTGATGGTTGTGCGGGATTAAGCTTTTCCGATGCCCACTCTCTCCAAGTCTTTCTATCTTCATTTGCCATGTTTTTCTCTCTGAATTTCTAACCAATTTTTAATTTTTGGTGCTAAATGATTTGAATATCTTTGACCATAAATAGTATGTAACCTCACGTGGTGAGACTTACATAACGTAAACAGATTATGATGGTCTAAACTATTCCTACAGTCTATAGCAAAATCTTCACGAAGGGAAGTAATTTTTTCAACAGTATCAATTTCAGTCACTTTATTTTCAGTACACCACTCATTAAATAGTTGACTTACTGAAAAAAGATGATGTAATTCAAGTTTCTCTGTTGAACCACAAATATAACACTCATCGCGAAGTTTATAATCTTTTTTAATATAATCTCTTATATATTTTATTGGAAATCTTTTTAATTCAGACATTGTTGAAGCACCTCCCAACGTAGTTTATAGTGGTCAGGATGACGATTCAGACCTACGTTACCTTCAGGTAAATTTAAAACCTTACCTACTACAGTGTCGAGATTTTTAAGTTTATATTGTTTTTTGATTAAATAACTTACAACAATATCATCACCTCTTGTTAAATGCTTAAAGTTTATTAAATCTTCTTTTACTGCATCAAGAGCTTCTTGTTTTACCATCATCACAGAACCTACTAAAAAATCTACACGAGCATGTTTACACCAATGATCGCGAAGATCTTTATATTTTTTAGCTTTTTCTACGCCTGATTTTCCGTAAACGCCTACAAGCGGTTGATTTTTCTGCACTAATTTTCTAACTAGTAAGGGAGAAGGTAATAAGTCATCATCTAAAAGTAATTTATAAGGTTCTGGATAATTATAACACTGTAACCACCGCTCAATACAATATTTATTACTGTCATTATTAATAACTTCAACTTTTCGAGAACGATAATCAAATGGTTCATTTGGATTATTATTTATAACAGTAATAGGAATAGAACGATGAAATGCATCACAAATTGCTCGTACATTGTCAGGTCTTTTATAGTTTAAAACAATAATTCTAAGCATAAATAGATATATTACTCATTTTCTGATGGGTATAGATAGCATAGCGTACAGCATCACACGGGTGAGATGCCCAATCATGAACTGGTTTTGGTGTTTCTGTATTTGGATTCCATTTGTAAGCACTCATAGCAGAAAAAGTGTGTCTAGCACCTTCAGTATCAAAGAAAAGTCGATTTTGTTCTATTAATACTTGTAAAGAATTTATTCCATCATTTACAGATTTAATAGCGTTCTCACAATAGATATCATAGTCATAAGCAAAATCTGCTTTTACCTGTTGCGCTGCAGAATCAATGTAAATAGTGTCAATTCCCCACTCATTGATTTTTTCTTGTATTTCAGCTGCAAGTTCAGAGGTTGTAGATTCTTTTGAGATAAACTCATCTATAATAAAATAACTATCACCATCAGTCCCAATTACAACAAAAACATTTTCATCTCGATAGCCAACGTCTAATCCCCCGATAACTTCTGCAAAACGCTCTCCTACATAGTCACCTATATGTTTTTCTTCATCTAAATCAAGATAAATTTGTGATTCAGTGGTTGTCCACTCACACTCATACTCTTGAAGATAAAGAGCTTTTGTAATAGAACGGCGAGCTTCTTCAACATCAGTTTCTGAAAGAAGAGGATTAGCTCTCCAAGTATGAATTGAAGAAGACCAATCTGGATATTCTGAATCTTCTCCTCGTAAAAAGTATTCGTATAAGTAGTTTCCTTTACCGCGTGGAGTTGAAATCCACAAACAACGAGAATCAGTAAAGGTAGAAAGTGCGGGACGCAAATCACGAGTGTAGTATTCATCATTAGGTATAATAGCTGCTTCGTCTACAATTAGTAGGTTTGCTGCACGTCCAACAAGTGAATCACGATTATTAGCTGATAGAAGACGGAAAACTGAACCGTTAATGAGTTTTACCACTTTGTCTTTTTGATTGAATCGTTCAACCTCAATATCTAGCTGTCTTATTAAATCAGTCACATAGTCCCAAATAATTGAAGAGAGAGAAAAGTTTGGAGCAACAACCATTACTTGTTGTCCTGGCTCTAGCAATTTTGCAAATGCTAGAATAGCTGCTGCATATGATTTACCAGTACGACGAGCAGCAATATGAACTACAAAACGACTAGAATCAAGATTCTCTACCATTGCCCATTGAGACTCATTAAATTGAACTGGTTTTGGAAGACGATCTAGTAGACGTTGAATTTTGATACGAAAAAATTTATCAGACATTACCTAAAATATGGAATTATCATTGAAAGAAGGGAAATTAAAGCTGCTGTTACACCACCTATCCATAACAGAGTTTTAAGAGAAGTTTTGCCTTGAGTTGCCATTTCACGAATTTCAGTCAGACTTAATTCCATCTTATCCATACGACTCTCAAAACGTTCAAACATTGTAACAATTGTATTATAACGTTCTTCACAAACAGCTTCGTGAGCTGATATCAAAGACTTATTAGACTGTGAACGCTCATGCAGCCTATCTATATCAAGTTGAATTTGATCTAATTCGCGTTCATTTTCAGACATCTATGCTCAAATCTTTATAATATAGTTTACAACTTCTGATGGAAGAGTTGTATTAACTGAAAAAGCGTCTACACTCAATGCTGGAATTGATAGTGCGGGTACAGAGTGATTGTGGCTATTTACCGTAAGAGACGGAATTGTGTGTGTATGTGCTGCTTGAGTAACACTATTAACAACTGATGTGGTAGTCGAGTCTTTTGCAGATGCAGCAACTGATGTAGTACCTACAGTTAAATCACCGTCACCATCTGAACCTGTATTATTAGCAACAGTTGAGCCTCCTGTGTTGCCTGTAGTACCTGTGCCAGTACTATTAGTAGCTGTTGTTACTCCAGTTTTTGAAGCAGATGCGAGCACTGACGAAGCACCAGCTGAACCTGTGGTAACACCAAGAGTAGCGTTATTAGAACCTTTGCCTAATGGAACCTTATCTCGGAGATCAGGAAGGTTAAAAGTAGTTGAACCATCACCAGTACCGAAGGCAGTGCCTACAGCAGCAAACAGTTTTGCATAGGTTGTACGAGAAACAGCTGTATTATCACAGAGTAAGAAGCCAGTTGGAGCTGCTGCACCGCCATATGCCATGATAGTACCAGCTGGGATAACCTCTGCACCACCTGCAGTAGCACCGTCATGAATTCTGATGTTATTAGTATCGGTATCAAGAGAAAGTTCACCTGCTGCACCTGTAAAGGCATCGTTTTGTGCAGTAGTTCCTCGTCTAAATTGTAGCTGTGTAGCCATTGTTTACTCCTTATAGTGTTCCTAAATCGATTGAGCCTGTTATTGAAATTGTGTTTGAAGAGTTAGTGCCTAGTGTAACATTTCCAGAAATTGTTCCATCACCTGATACTGTGAGTGTGTCTCCGCCTACATCGCCTGTGACATCCAGCCCACTAGAATTTATAAACGCTTTTTCAGACGCATCAACCCTAAAAGAAATCTTACTGCCAGCAACCGCATCATCCTCATCAGCCTCAATGCGAAGCGCAGTATTATCTAATGTAATCTCGCCATTGTTACTGGTGTCACTATCGTCAAAGCGTATGCGTGGGTTATTTGTGGAAATATCTAAAATATTAGTAATTAAAGTACCTGTTGTTATTGTTGCACCAACAGTTACATTACCAGTAGTGGTTCCGTTACCAACTGTAACAGTAGCATTAGACTGAACTTCAAACTTTGATGTAGCATCGATCCCAAGACCGCCCATAAATGGTGTAACTTTTTGTGACATAATTACCTTTCTATCATAATTTTAACCACAGGTCAAAATATATTTACGATAACGCTCCTAAATCAAATGTGGTGACTGTCAATCCAGCAAAAGTTGGTGAATCGCCTGTTCCAACTGCTTGCCCAATAGCAATATCATCTGCATTAACAGTCACACCAGTACCAGCTCCAATATTAAGAGTTACTGTACCTGAAGTTCCACCGCCTGTAAGACCGTCACCTGCTGTAACTCCTTCAATATCACCCTCTGGAACTGCGGCAATTCCAGCTGCAAGAGCCTCTGCGTTAGAAACAGTAGAGAATGTAGTATTAGCATAGGTTCCAAAAGCATCAGAACGAGATGTTATAGAGGCTACATTATCTTGAACTACATCGAGATTTGCATTAAGTTGATTAAAGTTAGCTGTTACATTATCTTGAACTACATTAATATTAGAATTAAGTTGAATAAAGCCAGCTGATGCATTAGCACGAGTATCATACACAGACCCTTGAACTCCGTCTAACAGATCTGCGTTCAGATTTGTAACAAGAGTTGTTGAAGCAACTGTAAATGGTGCAGTGCCTGTAGCAACTGTAGATTCAAGAGTTGATAGAACAAGATCGCCATATGAGAACGAGCCATCAGTGATATCGATTGAAGCATTTGGTTCTGGATCGTATTCATCAAACATTTTAAATTTTGCATCAGAAATGTCAAAGAACATGCCAAGATGTGTATATCCAGGTTCTGACTGTCCAGCATTACGGTTAGACACCCAACCTGTATCAACTTGTGTAGGAGCAGCAACACCGCCCCACTCATCTCCTATTGTGTGTCCTGTGGTAGCTTCAAATGTAACTGAGATACCATTAGCAAGAGACTGCTGCCCACCAGTTATCTCAACGCCAACTGCCTCACGAGAAGTAAAGTTATCAAGAGACCAGTCAAAGGTATCAGGAGTACCTGTAGCATTAATTTTTACATTAAACTGTTCTGTAATTGGTCCAGTATAGTGTCCCAATAGGGTAGCATCATCTAAACCAGATCCGATAAATACTGTTGCAGAATCACCAATTGTATCGCCAGAGTTTAAATACATAAGTGAGTTAGCAACTGCAAGAGAATTGACCGAGGTAATAGACTCTGAACCTAAAACTGCAAGGTTACCGCCAATCGTTAAATCAGCATCTACATAAGCAGAACCTGTTACTCGGAACGATTCAGCTGTTTGGTTTTGTACATCTAAATAAATACAACCATTTGTTCCATCAGTGATGAGCACAATACCTAAATCAACGGCAAAATAAGGATAAGTTGGGGCAAGATTTTGTAAAGAACCAGCTGTGGGACCTACGTGAACTCGTTGACCTGAAGTCAATCCCGTAGTATCACCAAACGCAATACCAGCTCGCTGAACAAAACCAAAAGCATCATCAGCAATAGATTCGGCTGTTAAACCAACGGCATATGAAGTAGCTTCAGTAGCTGCGTTTGCAAGGGCGATAGTAGGTGTTCCACCGTCTTCTGATACAAGATATACAGGTTTTAACTGGTCAATGGTAGCGCCAGAAGTATTTTTAACGTAAACCATTTCATCCTGGCCTACCATAACATTAGCAGATATTCCAGGACCCATAACTTCTAGTGCATTTCTTGCTGCGTTATAGTGTACACGACCTTCTGCGTGTTCAGGAGCGAATGAATCTAAAATAGCAAAGTCAATAGTATTAGACTGCAGAGCTAGATTACCAAATTGCTCTACAGCTACACGAATACCAGCATTTGAAGATCCTGTGTAAACTGTGAGATTGTCTTGGACTACATTAACATTAGATTCTGCAGCTGCTACATTGTCTTGAAGCAAATTAAGACTTGCAGTGACGTTTGAAGTTGCAGTATCAATAGTAGTAGTAGAGGCATCAGCACCAGTAATTGTAAGACCAGATCCAGTTTCATTAGGAGCGATAGTGACATTGCCAATAAATAAAGTGCCTGGACCTAGGTAGATGTCTTTCCAAACTAAATCTGGTGCGCCTAGTGAATATGTATTGTTAGCTGAAGGCTCAACGTTTGCATCAGTAATAATAACATTTGAGTCTGTATTATAAGTAAAAAATGTATTAGCTACTCGACGAGTTTCAACAGCGTTAACATTAGCTTCGGTTGAAGCTACGTTAGCTAAATATTCAACTCGAAGAGCTGCAACATTAGATTCAGCTGATGCAACATTGTCTTGCACAGAGTCTAAAAGTGCTAAAGTTGCATAAGAAGTGCCTACATTTGACCAAACAACATCAATGTTAGCATTGAGTTGTGTATAGTAGGAATCTGCGTTAGAAGAAACAATATCAAGGTTTGAGTTTAAAACTGTGAATGTTACAAAGTCGTTAGCCTCTGCGAGTGAGGTACGAAGCGAAGC